ACCTGTGCCGTTAATAAAGTTATCCCATGCAGCTTTTGCCGAATTCATGGAACCTTCGATTGTAGTTGCAGCCTCTTTCGCAGTCGTTCCTGCGATTCCCATGCTTTTTTGCATTACGCTAATAGCATTTACAATATTTCCGAACGATAAGCTGGTTCCATCAACTGTAACGCCCAGTTCTTTTTGTACATCCTTCATTTTTGATGCATCTTTTACAAGGCGCTGCATTTCTTCTTTCGTTCCGCCGTATCCCAATTTTAGGTTATCCAGCATTGTATAGTTCTGCTTTGCAAATCCCTGGTATGCGTTCTGAATCATCTCCATGGACGTACCCATTTTATTCGCATTGTCAGACATATCTATGATTGCCCTATCTGCATAGGCTGCCGCTTTTTTCGTATCCCCACTCAGGCTCTGAAGCAGCGAGGCAGAAAAACTGGTAACCGTAGACATATATTCGTTTGCCGAAAGACCTGCTGTCTGATAAGCTTTTTTCGCATTTGCTATAACAGTGTCTGCATTCTTTTTGAATAATGTTTCTACGCCGCCAATATTCTGTTCCAAGCTGGCTACAGAATCCAAAGAAGCTTTTGTCAATGCACCAAATGCTGTTATTCCACCGATTACTGCTGTCCCCAACACAGCCATACCTGTTTTTGCAACACTTCCAAGGCGCTTTATCCCGCCAGTAAAACCTTTTTCGTCAATCGAAGTATCAAACTTCAGTGAGCCATCATAACCCATACTTATCCCTTCTTTCCTGGACAAACACAGGCTCACAGGCTCACTTCGGTGTTTATTTCTTTATTTCATTTTCTTTCTTGCATATGCGGCACTTGATATATAATCCACCTTCAAGGCGTGCCGTATTGTCGTAGATAGCTAGTTTGGCGCCACAATATTTGCACCGAAACCAATTTCTTTGTAAAGGTGGTTTTATTATTTTTTTCATGCAAAAGCATCTCCGATCTCATAATCCGATAAAACACCTTGCGGTAATTGAATTTCATTTTGGATTTTTCTTATGCGGTTTCGCTCCTCTTTGTCCTGGATCGTATTCAGGTCAATGGAACGATACATGATCCTTTGTTTGATTTCCGTATCTCCAGATAATCCCTGGAACAGCATCCTGAACTTCCACCAATGCATATATTCCACGGTACATAAATCTATGGAATAATCATGTAAAAAACCGGATAAGATATACGGATAATCAACAGAAAAAGAAAAGAGTGGTTTGCTTCTTACAAACTCACTCTCTTCTATACGCTTTCCATCCTCCATGTAACCCATAGAAACAAATCCACATAACTGTTCGATTGCCTCATCTAAATCTGGAATCTCATCCAGAAAATATCCTTTTAGCAAATATACCTTTTCTGCTTTGGATAGATCATCATCATTTATCATATCCAGCAGCTTAATATATTCCCGAAAATCTGTAATAATCCGTACCTTCTTCCCCAATATCTCTATACTATCCGGGAAATCCTCATAAAATAAATTCATGCGATCACTTCTTTACTTTGTACTTAGATACATGAGAGAGGCGTTTTTTGTTTATTTCTTTCACCTGGTTGGAACAAAATGAAAGAAATGAATCATAACACTCTTCACATTTTCCGGAATGCATTTTCCCATTAAATAATTTCTGTGCTGTACCTGCTCCAAAAATATCATCATACAGTGTCCAAAACATTTCGCAATATTTTTTAGTAATATCAGACAACTTTCCGGTTTTCAACAATTCCTTTTCTGTCTCTTCTATTTTTTCAAAAGCTTTTTCATACCGTTCCTGGAAATCGACATCCTCAAAATCAACTTCCAGTTCCACATCATTCCATTTCCAAAGGCTCATAGGCTCATCTCCTTACATCAACCTGCATCATATGCTCCGGTAGCAAATGTTGCTTTTTTAAAGTCTCCTTCTGCAAACGTAACATTTCCAACTTCAATTTCCGTTACTGCTTTTAAAGATCCACTGTAAATCAAAGCGTTATTTCCATCTCCATCAGAATCCGGAATAACAGCATATGTACGCTTCGTTGCGTGATATTTGCTTCCTGTGGATGATTTTTTAAACAGATCCACGACAACAATATCCACATGTGTATCGTTTCCCAATAATTCCCCATCGTGAATCTTTGAGATTTTTTCGTGTACTGGATTGTTTGAATATCTGTCGAACTACTTTTGTACGAAGAAATTCTCCGGAAAGTCTTCCGAATGCCACACCTGCAGATTCAATATTATCCATAGCATCAATGGTAAACATACGTCCACGGTCATAAGTACATTTCTTCGTTTCGTACTCAAGCGTTACGTCACCAGCTACATAACCAGTCTGCTTATTGTAGTTCGCAAGACCCTGCATAGACATCTTCGGGATCAGGATCTCATTTGCGTTCGCTCCCTCTTTTACAAGTTCGTTTGGTCCGTCCAAAACGGCTGTAAGAGATTCTAATTTGTAAACTTCATCAAGCATAGTGGAATATGCTTTTCTTAATGCAATTGTATTTGCCATATCTTTTACCTCGTTCTTTCAAAATTATTTATTAGTTGCTGCTGGAAGCCCCATAGCCGCCCTGATTGCAGACATATTATCTCCACCAACATCAGCACCGCCCCCGATTGCTCCCACTGGGTTTTTAAATGGCTCATCAGAACCAAATAAATAAGCATCAGATTCCTTCACGGTTTCCAACGCTTTCTTAATGTCCTCAGACTGGTTTTTAGATGCTTTCAGGGCGTCCATATCAAGCATAGCCATAACTGCTTTTTCATTTCTTCCGCCGGCTGTTTTGATGGCTTCTTTGATGGTGTCAGAGAAAATGCGGTCTGCTTCTTTAGCAGCGTATTCCGCGTCCTTATCCTTTAACTGCTGATTGAGCTTATCAATCTCACCCTGCATGGCTGCCGGATCAACATCTTTAAATTTTTCCAAAGATTCTGTCGCTGTCGCAAGCTGATCTTTGAAGTTGTCACGTTCTCCCTCGACTTTGGTGGTTTTTGCCTTTTCAGCGGCAATATCTTTCCCATTCTCTGCCATGATCTTGTCAATAACATCCCGTTCCAATCCAAGTCCTTTTAAAAATTCTGTTTTCATATTGCTTCTCCTTTCGTTTCAGGTTGTTTAAGGCGTGTAATCATCCGCCACGAATCGACTGTTTAAGGTCTAATCAACCGACCATTTTTTTGTATAAAAAGAGCACCTACCGATTTGATAGATGCTCTGATTATCATTATACTGTTTTCCTTTTGCAGTCATCTCTTAGTTCCATTGCCATTTTAAAGCCTTGTATAAAACCGCATTTTTCAGCATCACAGGCAAGTCCCATTGCCATGTCTTCCGCTTTCAGATAATTTTTTCTTCCTACTAATCCTTCAAGTTCCTTGGCTACATCATTTGGAATCTGATAATTATATTCTTCATCAAGCTGATATTCTTCTGTCTGGATATACGCATACCAAAGTTTCTCGATTGCTCCCATCTTACGCCACCTCCTGATAAACAACTTTACATTTGTTGATATTACCATTCGACAACCGATATTCAATCATGGTAGGATAACCATTTTCTTCCAACCATTCCTTTGCTTTCTGCAAAACGGAATCCTTGTACTGTGCGGTTACACCATCGTGCCCATTTCTGCTGTATGCAGTTCTAACAATCTCTTCTGTAAACAAATCCAACTTCTGGATGATCGCACTTACTGCTTTATCATGTGGTCTTCCACTTTCGGATAAAATCCCCAGTTCCTTTGCCATTGTAGTACAATCCCACAATTTAGGTACATCAGAAATAACCGGAACATTCACTGGATAACCGTTATCTGAATAAATACGGACAATCTCAGCAGCTATGTATTTGGAATCTACTCCTGCGTCATGCAGAGCACCTTTGATGTTCTTGACCATCTGATTGACAGATGGGAGCTTTTCTTTGTGGGCAAGTTTCTTCTTTTGTGGAATGCCCTCGCGGATGGTGTCTTCCATATCATGGAAGCGGTTGATGTACTTCGCTGTAAATTCTGTACCTTTAACTCCAGTAAGTTTGTGAGCGATAAACTCGCAGCCTTTCTTGGTGACGTTGTAGCATGGACGAACTTCACCTTTGCTGTCTTTATATGTGCCTTCTTTAAAAAATTCAACCGACGCAAGATTCCTACGTACATCACGTATTAAATCGGTATGTCTCTTTCCCACCATCTCTGCCACTTCAATACTACTGATTGTCTGTTCAATTTCTTTCATTATTAAAATTCTCCTTGTAATTCTGGTCGGAATTCTTTATAATGAATATAGAATTCCTGTTGGTTAACGGGTTTCTAATTCTGAACAAACACACGCGCTCGCCAAAGTCACTGTGTTTGTTCTTTTTTTTGTTTCATTTTCTGATAAATCTTTCTTAATCAACGAGATAAGGTACTCCGTCATATTTTGGTCTGCTAAAACAGATTTTATCTTTGCCTTTTTGTATAAGATATCATCGACCAAAAATGTTACCCTTTTCATTTTTACCACCGCCTTTCTTCGCTTTATATTATCATACCATTAGTATGCAGTCAATACTCATAGTAAAAATATTTGATTTTATCACATATATATGTTATGTTAATAT